ACTTAGCAGGTCTAAGTTCTTATGTTGACCAACTTTCATCTGATATTATCTCCGAAGCAGTGTTGACTCCTGTGACTATGAAATATGTAAATGTAATTCCTGGTATTAAAGGAACTCAGAATGTAAATTTACTTTCTGAAACATTATCAGTTCAAACTGGAACTACTTGTGGATGGAACGATGCAGGTGATGTTACTTTTACTGTTGCTCCTTTAACAGTTCAGGCTCTGAAAACAAATACTTCACTTTGTCTTCAAGAGTTAAACACGCTTTGGTTAGGTCAATACTTAAACGCTGGTTCATACAATGAAACTGCACCATTCGAGCAGGCTATTGTTGACTTACAAACTAAACAAATCAAAAGATACAATGAAGATTTAGTATGGAACGCATCAAGTGGTTCATCTGCATTTTCAGGTTTCATTGAGTTGTTGAATAACACTGCTGGTGTTGTTGAATTAACAGGTGCTACTGCACTTTGTTCTGTAACAGGTGCTACTGTTCAAGAACAAGCAAATAGAGTTTTAGCACAAATCGATAATATTATCAATCAATTAGATAGAAATATTTATGATAGAGACGATATCGTAATCTTTATGTCTCAAACTCAGTTCAAGTGTTACTTAACTGCAATCAGAAATGTAAACAACTTCCATTTCAGTGAACCAACTCTTGGTCAAGTATTTGAAACATTCCACCCTCAAACAAAGTATAAAGTTGTAGGAGTTCCTGGTCTTAATGGTTCAAACTTAATCGCTGCTGGTCCTCAACAGTATTTTTTAGTTGGAGTTGACTTAATGAGCGACGAAGATTCATTTCGCTCTTGGTGGTCTATGGATTTCCAAGAAGTGAGAATTGCTGTGAACTGGAAAATCGGAACACAAATCGCTTTCCCTGAGTTCTTCGTAACTAATGGTCTTTAATATTTATGGTCGGGGGGAAACCCCCACCATTAATTTCAATAAACTAAAAAATTAAATCAATATAAAATGAGTTGTAATTTGAATAGTGGGATTGGTCTCGGATGTCGCGACGTAGTCGGCGGCGTGTCCACCGTATGGATTACTGACCAAGACAACTTAGCATCAATCACGAAAAATACAGGTGATACAATTACGCAAATTTCAGGCACAGGCTCGTATTACGAATTTCAATTAATTCGCACGAGTTCTCAGTATACTGAAACTGTTAATGCGTCACTTGAAAATGGAACTGTATTTTATACACAAGAGTTAGTTACATTCTTCTCAAAACTTGAACAATCTAAAAGAAATATCTTGAAGACCTTGGCTCAATCTCCAAAACTTTCAATAGTAATGGAAGATAACACAGGGAAATATTTCTTACTTGGTGAAGTATACGGAAGTTTTGTATCGGCAGGTAGTAGCGTCACGGGTAAAGGCCTGGGAGACGCTCAGGGGTATAATATAACTTTCCAAGCGTTGGAGCAGAATCCGATGTGTGAATTATCAGGTCCAATCACTTCTGTGGTTGCTGGTATCACAGTTGTTGCTGCTTAATAATAAATTGTAGTCACAGGGGGGTTAATATCCCCTTGTGATTATTTTTATCTGCTATGATTCTTCTAAAAACAAATCAGTTAAATAAGATGGTAGTTACTGTGTCTCAAAACGCAGAACTCGCCAATCCTGAGTGGTTATTTTCATTTACTCATATCTTCTCAAAAAGAAGGGTTACAATGATATTGCCCAATATATCAACTCACCAAGTTAGATATGATGAATTTGAATTTATAGAAGGACCAAATCCTGGTCAAATTGCATTTCCTTATACAGGACAATACAATTATGGTATATGGGAACAACCAGCAGGTAGTGGTAATTTAGACCCTGCATTAGCGTATAACTTAGTTGAATCAGGTATCGCATTATTGATTGCTCAATCTGCTAATACCACAAATGATTACTTTATGGAATTCATTTCTAATGATGAAGATGATTCCAATATTATATTTGCACCTGATGAATTAAATCCACCAACAGCGACACCAAGTCAAACTGCTTCACAGACCGCAACTCCAACTCAAACAGCAACAAATACTTCTACTCCAACAACTACACCTACACAAACACCAACTTTAACAAACACGCCAACTAATACAAAAACACCTACTCCAACTCCTACCACAACAACAACTTTAACTGCGACTCAGACACCAACTAAGACGCCAACACAGACGCCTACAAATACGAGAACATCTACACCTACACCTTCAATTACTGCGTCACAAACTCAAACTCCAACTCTAACAAGAACTCCTACACAAACTCCTACAACAACTACTACATTAACTGCAACGCCTACTCAAACTAAGACACCTACACAAACGCCTACACAAACACAAACTCCTACTACGACAACTACATTGACTGCAACCCAAACACCTACTGTTACACAAACACCAACTCAAACTTTACCAACACCAACTCCTTCATCAACTTCAACTCCAACCCCTACAATAACCGCATCTCCAACAGAGACATCAACACCAACGCCTACATTAACTGCGTCACCGACAATAACTGCATCACCGACACAAACACAAACACCGACAATAACTGCATCACCGACAATAACTGCGTCTGCAACACCAACTCCAACGGTGACTCAAACACCTAATGCTGTTTGTCCAACAGAAATAACATTAAGTAATGTTTCAAGCATCTCCACAATAAATCCTGGTGTATATACGGGAGCGACAATTGCATCAGGTATTACATTTAACTACGCTTACTTGGATTATACTAACAATAGTTCCAAATTCGTTGTGTTAGGAACTGCTCCTGATGGTAACAACTACAAAGTATATGAAAATCATTTCGTTGCTGCACAAGCCTATTATACACTATTGAGAGCATTCTCAGGTTCAACGGATTTGGGATGGTCAGTATCAGAAAATGGATTTAATCAGAGTCCTTTATTCTCAGGTTCTTCAATGACTGGTGATACTGCATACGGAAACTTCACAACAAATATTATTGGTGGAGAGTATTTCCCTGGCACAGGTTCGGTTAATTTCTCAGGTGGGGTTGGAACAGCAACTGCATATATCGCATATCCTGCTGTTTGTCCTACACCTACACAAACTCCATCACAAACATCAACACCAACAATTACATCATCACCAACTCCTACATCGACACAAGTTACACCAACTCCAACGCCGAGTCCTACACCGTTTAATCCTTCAAGTTTGAGTCCTCAGATATGGGTTGACTTTTCTGATAGTTCAACAATGACTTTCAGAGGAGGAACAAACCACTTGGAAAGAATTACAAACAAAGGGGTGTATGGTGGTATGACTGCATTTACTCAAACAACCGCATCAAATCAACCTGAGGTTACTTCTTGGACAGGTGGTTCAGGTGTTAGTATATCAGCAGTTACAAACTCTGATAACTGGTTACAAGGTATTGTTGCAACCACTGCGTCAACGAATTGGACAAGGATTATCGTAATAAGTGAACCGAACCAAGCACAATCATTCAGATTTTCAAGAAATTCAGATAGTAGTTCTTATACCATATTCCCTGGATTGAATTCAACAACTGTTAGAAATGCAACATTTAATAACAGCACAGGTCAGTATTGGAGACAGGATTGTTCATTAACTAATAGACCACAAACAGGTCAAACAATTGTGAGTTATGTTTCAACAAGTGCATCAACTATTGTTTCTTATATGACCATCAATAGTTCTGCAACAACGAATTCAGATGCAGGAGGGTCAGTCCAATCATCAGCACAGAATTTCCCTGGCGCATCAACTCTATTCTTAATAAATGAATCAGGTGTGAGTCCATATGTTGGTCAAATTGCTGAAATATTTTTAATAACAAGAGAATTGACTACAACTGAGACCAATAATCTATTATCTTATCTAAAAACCAAGTGGGGATTAAAATACTAATATGAAAGGTTATTTATTATTTCAAGAATTTCAACCAGCAGAGGACCTAATAAACGAGATTAATACTTGTATGGGATTTCCTAATGGTCAAACTCTTACTTGGATGAATGGACCATACTCATTTTGTTCAGTAGGTCCAACAAGTGCTTATACTCAATTTGAAGGATATGCAGTTGTTGTAGACACAGAACAGATTAGTCAATGTCTAACACAGGAACAAATTGATAATATTATACAAAAGCCTGTCGATTGGTCATTTTGTGTCTAAAAAAATATATTTATGAATATGAACGAATCTGTAAATAAAGAGAATATCCTAAAAGTATTTGATTTTGCACCTGCAAGAGTTCCAATAATTGAGGAAAACTTAATCATTAATACAAGAACGCCTTGGGTGTGGTATGGGGTTTCCAATTTGGCACCTCAGGAACTTATTCGTTTATACAACACATCCCCAACTCACAGAGCATCTGCAAATTCAAAGTGGTATGCAGTTCGTGGAGAATCAATCAAACTTGTATCAGGTGAAGATGATAGATTGGTAATGGTTAATTCTCTTGGTGATACAATGTATGATATATGGGAAAAATGTGTTCTCGACTTTATTTTATACGGAGCCTTCGCAATCAATATAGTTTGGAGAAAGGATAGAGATATGGGTTTTGAAATGTATTATATGGATACATCAAAACTAAGAGCAGAGAGAACAGATTATCACGACAGAATTAATAACTGGTATTACTGTGCTGATTGGCAGTTCCCAAAAAAATTCATTCCAAGAAAACTTCCATCGTTTAATCCTAACGCAGAAGAACCATCACAAGTATTTTATTATACAACACACTCAGCAGGAAATAACTACTACGCAACACCTACATATTGGGGTGGAGCAACAGCCATCTCAACTCAGGTTGAAATATTCAACTGGCATTATAACAACATCGTTAATGGATTATCTCCATCATTATTTGTTGGTATCAACTCAGGTATTCCTGACCCCGAGCAGAGAGAAGAAATATATAACAACTTGATTGCAAAATACGGGGGCAGCAACACATCAGGAAAATTGTTTTTAACTTTTGCAGATGGTAAAGACCAAGCACCAACAATTGAACCAATCCCACACAATGGTTCTGATTCAATGTGGACAGAACTCAATGATATGGTTCAACAAGCAATCTTAACATCACATCAAATTTCATCTCCTGAATTACTTGGTATTATCACACCAGGTCAACTTGGAAATCCTGACCACTTAGAAGCACAGGACCACTTCCATAACCTTGTTGTGAAACCAATACAGACAGAGATTAAGAAGGTATTTGAGAAGTTGTTATTACTTAGAGATAAGAAACCAGCAGAGATTGAAATAGACCAATTTGAAATGGTTACCATCGCTGATAAAGCACCAATCAAAGTTGAAGAAATTGATGAGAAAAAAGATGTCGCAGTTGATGAAAATAAAAATTTGAATGAAAATATAACCGAATGAGTCAAGCAATAATTCCACAGAACATATTACTTGTTTCTGAAAACAAGTTAAAGAACTTTACAGACATTGACCAAAATGTTACAAGTTCTGTATTACTTCCATTCATTGGTGTTGTTCAACAGACCAAGTTGGAGTATATTATTGGCGCTCGATATTACAAGGAGTTATTGTTACAAGTATCTGGTTCAACTCTTACAGATA